CATGCGCTCGAGCGGCACGGGGCGCGGGTCCGTGACCGCCTGCCGATCCGCTATGCCCTGCACGAAGTCCTGCGGATGCTGCTCTTCGTAGCAGGTGGCCCGGCATACGATGAGGCCGTCCCACCGCTTGGCGGTGCGGCTCTGGCGCATCTTGAAGCCACACGAGTCGCAGATGCGCCAGAAGTCGCCGGGGATATAGCCCTCGCCGCTCATAGCTTCGACATCTCGAGGATGATCGTGTACGTGTCGCCCGACGTGTGACCGATGGTCGTAAACCGAATGTCTCCGGTCACGCCCGTGCCGGCGTTGTTCTTCAAGCCACCGAACCCGGTGAAGTCGAAGCAGCCGGCGCAATCGGTCGGCACCACAAAGCACGTCACATCGGTGTCCGCGTCCCAGATGATATTGACCGCCATGCCGAAGGTCGCGGCGTGGATCTTGTCGATGCGGACGGAGGTCGGCGCTCCCTGCAGCGCCGACACATCGACTTTGAGCACGGCACTCTCTCCGGTGCCGTCGCTCACATTCGTGAACTTCATGACGGTGTTTTTCGCGCCGTCAACGAGGATCTGAGACGTGACAGCGTCCGCCATGATCAGCGCTCCTTGGCTACGAAGATGTAATCCACGCTCATCGTCTTCGCGACCGCCTCGCCGTTCTGGATGCCGAAGCTGACCGTCAGCTCCTCATCGTCGACAAGGTTGGTGGTGACCGATGTGCCGAGATGAACGTCATCCTTGTAATACCGGATCGACGACGCGCCGTCGTAGTAGAACGCGAGCGTCATCCAGGTGTCGTTGGCCGCCGTGCTGGCCGCGGTCGCAGTGGTCGCTGTGGAATTCTTGATCACGACGAAGTCGAGGTTGGCATCGCCGTCATCCTTGCGCCAATAGACGCCATCGGTGACCGCAAGCGGCGTGGTGTCGGTGATCTGCAGGCCAATCACGAAATCGCTCTGCGTCGCGTCGGAGACCTTCAGCCGGGCCTTGAACCACAGCTTTTTGCCCGACACGAACTTGAACGTCTCGACGGCCGCCGACGCATCGTCGCCGGACCACTGCAGGAAATCGGCATCGTCATCGGCTGCATCGTTGGTGATCAGCAGAACGCCGCCATCAGCATTGCTGATCGCCTCGGTGGCGTCGCCGGCACCGGCCTCGGTGGTGGTGATGATCCACTGATCCGCTTCGAAATTATCGAAGTCGTCGAACCAGACGTGAAACCGCGTCGGATCGGGCAGGCCGAACTGACCGAGCGGATTGGTGGCATCGACGGTGGTGACGCCGGAGGGGTAGCGGGTAGGTGCCATGGGATGAAATCCTTCTGAGAGCGTTCGAGAAGAACGGCCCCGGGTAGGGCCGCTCTCAGGTCAGTCAATGTCTGCGAAGCACTGTCCAATCACGACGTTTCTGACGTGATCGTAATGGATGCCGAGTGCTCGAGCGATGTCACCCGTCCGTTCCCCTAAACGCACACGTCGCTTGATCTCGCGTGCATCCGCTTCGGTGAGAACTGACGAGCGCCTGTTTCGCCCCTGTTGCGTCGGAGTCTGCCATTCGCAATTCGCGGCAGCATAACAGCCACCGTTATCTATACGTCCGACGCTGTGAGCTTCACTCGGCCTTTCGCCCATGTCAGCAACGAACGTCCAGAAATCTTTCCATTCATCCGCAACCTGAATTCCACGCGCCCCGTAATTGCTATAGTCTGGATGCTTGGGGTCATAGCAGCGCCGCATAATCCCGTGCCACATTTTGTAGAACGGGTGCTTTGTGCGGCGCCCCCAGTCAGCCGGTCGCGTTTGTTCCACGTGACCGTGCCGCGCCTTTCGCTTGCGGTGCTTGTCGCAAAGCCCCTTTGATATTGCCGGGGCTTTGCAGCCTTGAACAGAACAGCCAGCCATAATGACCTCCGATTGTCATCGGATTCATTATGGACTGACTGGAGTTTTCCGTCAAGCGCCACCCGATCCAAATATTCCGCGCCAGTCCGTCCACCCGCACGCGTAACGCTCGGTGAACTTGGCTTTCGCGTTCTCAGTGTCGAAGTCGTTGTCCTGGTCGAAATTCCCCTCGCGGCGCTTGAAGTGCATCAGGCCGCGCGGGGCGTTGGTGGTGACGAAGAACGCGTCGCTGTCGTCAAGGAACGTCCAGGTGATGAGCCCGCCCTTGAACAGCGACCCGATGATGTTCTTCGCGTTGTTCGCGGTGTCGTTCTGCAGCTCGGACTCGATGATGCGCTTGGCGTCGAAGTGCAGCGACGGCGGTACGATGAGCTTCTGCGGCTCGAGCTGGATGTAGTGGCCCTTGGAGTTCTTCGCCTGCATGATCTGAATGCACAGATCCTCAAGCGAGGCCTCCGACAGATCGGCCGCCACGGCGAGCTCGTTCGACTGCGTGCCGCCGACGACGGGGTGATCCGTCGCGATCATCTCCTTGCCGTCACCGCCGGCATAGGTCGAAGTGAAGGCGCGGTTCAGAACGTTGGCATGCACCCATTCCTTGGTGGTCTGAGCGGAAAACGCGAGAGCCGTCGACCGGCGCTTGCTCACCACCTCGTACTGGCCATCCTCGCGTTCCTCACGGGTCGCGATATAGCCCATGCCGTACACGACGTTCGTATACCGCTTCACGTAGCCCTGCGTCTCGCTGTCGTAGCGGATCGCATCGCCCTCGGGCTTGGTGGGCAGAAGCCCGAAGCCCGTGAGCTCGATGTCCTCTTCGTAGGCCTTGTCCGAGGTCTCGATGTCGAAGATCTGTTTCCACACCTGCGGGTGCTTGGAATATTCCCGCCCCCACCAGGCCTTGACCCCCGGCCAGAGTGCCTTGGGGTGATTGCCGGTCGTGATGACTGCCATGGTCGTGGTCCCCTATCAGATACCGAGCGTGCCGACAGTGCCGACAGACTGGGTGTGCTGGTTGATGAGGACTTCGACCTTGCAATACGCAGCGGTGGTGTCGTTCCCCTCGCGATTAGATGCCCTGAGGATAAGAAGCTGGTTCGACGCGTCGGCCGCCGGAACGTCCGACGTGGTGTCGAGCTCGACGCCGGACAGGCCGGTGTAGGTCGAGCCCGCGTGGGTGTAGATCAGCACGGCGTTGAGGCCCATGCTGGCCGCCGGCACTGCGCCGTCTGCCTGGATCTCAAACACCATGTCCGGGTCGTCGCACACGTAGGCGACGCGCGCGGTCGATGCCGGATTGTGCTTGTGCTCCAGGTTGGACGGCAGCGGCGAAAACCCGACGATGACGCCAGTGATGCGATTGCCGTCGCCGGCCGTCGCCTTCTCAATCTCAGGCAGCGTGCCGATGCCGAACGTACCGCCGCCGGGGACTTCCATGGCTGCGGTGTTGGAACCGCCGGCCACCTTGATGACCGGATCGCCGATGAACAGCGCCGTACCATAACCGGAATTAACGTAGTAAGGAGTGGCCGCCCCGTTGTAAGGCGCGCCGCTCTTGTGCCGGATCGGGCGGAGCCCGAACGGCGTGTCAGAGTTTGCCATGTGGTGTTATCCGTGAGTGAGTTGTGATCAGGAGCCGGATTTGATGCTCATCCCGCCTGCCGGGATGTAAGCGTTGGGGCCGGCAAGCCCCTGGCCGCTGTCGTCGACCTTGCCGCGGGCCATCTGTGCTTCCTGGGCCCTGATGCGGTCGATGCGGCGCTTGTGGTCCTCGTCGTAGAACTCCTTCGGCTTGCGCATGAGAAACGCCCGCTCCGGCTTGCTCACGGTGCGGTCATTGACAATGCGCTCGGGCCGAGTACCCAAACCCTTGTTGCGATCATCAGCACCGGTCGTGGTCTCTTCGTCGACCATGATCCAGTCCTGGTTCTCGAGCTGACTGATCCTCATCTCGCGGTCATTGACCCAACGGTAAACCCAGTTCGGGTCGAGTTTGTCCTGGGGCACGCTGAGCTTGGTGCGGGGGTCGCTGCTGAGCGGCCCGCGCTCCTGCCGGCGTCGGCGGATTTCTTCGATGCGCGGATCGGCCAGAGCCCGGCGGGGTTTGGCCTGAGGTGCCGGCGCTGTGGTCGCGTCCGTCATGTTAGTGTCTCCGTTGATCCTTACTCGGTCCAATACTCTTTGGCGTAGGCCGCGCGGGCCTTGGCCC